TTCAAACTTTTAAAGGATGAGGCAGCTATCGCTCCTGCTCAGTCTGGTGGGTCAAATCACGACAATGCTTTGGATTTAGGATTTTCTACTGTTAGGTGGAAAGACCTTTATCTATCTGGTGGTGCTTTCATTGGTGGTGCTACTACGGCTAATAAATTGGACGATTATGAAGAAGGCACATTCACGCCTGGCATTCTTAATGGTTGGGGTGTTACAAGTCCGACATATTCTCAACAAACTGGTTTCTACACAAAGATAGGAAATGTATGTCATGTATCTTTCAGAATAGGATTAAGTGGTGGTAGTATAAACGGAAACAGACTTACTGTTCAAGGATTTCCTTTTACAGCTGGAAGTAATACTAGTGGTACACTTTGGACTGGTAATGGTTATTTCTCAACTGCTGGCAGTAATGCTGAAAATGTATTTTTGAAAATAGTAGATAATGGAGTTTATCCATCATTCCATTATAGAACTGGAACTGGAACAGCAGAATTTACTGGTACTCATGCTGCTGCTGGTTTTAATTTAACTTTTAGTGGTTCGTACTTTACAACATAAATAAAATTAATAGGAGAATATAATGGCAGAGATTAAAGTGACAGTATCAGACACACAATTAAAGTGTCTTGAGTATGCTGCTTATTCAGTTCAAGATTGGTGTGATAATGCAATTCACAATCGTGCTCGTATCGCACAAGATGAAATTATTGCAAAGTTAGTTGAACATTGTAATGCAAATTCTGTTGCACTTGCAGTGGGAACTGATAAACAAGTTGCACAGGCATACGAACTAAAAGCAGTTGATACTGCAAAAAATGTATCTGATTCAATAAAAACTGGTGAATAGGAAAAATTAAATGTCATCCAAGATTAAAGTAGATACTATTGAAAACGTAGCTGGTTCTGGAAACGTAAGTTTAGGTTCTGGACATAATCTTGTGGTGCCTGGTAATATTACTGGACAAGGTACAACAACTCTTACTGGTGACCTTGCAGTAGACACAAATGTATTGAAAGTTGATACTTCTAATAACAGAGTCGGCATTAATACTACAAGCCCTAGTAATGATTTACATATTTCTAGTACAAATCCAGTAATTCGTTTACAAGATACATCTACTAATGCATACGCACAAATATTTACAAATGATGCTGGTAGTATGAGATTGAGAGCAGACGCTGGAAACTCACAAGCGAGTAGTAATTTTATTTTAGAAATTGATGGAACAACACAATTAACAGTTGATAGTAGTGGTCGTGTAATCTTACCAAGTCAACCATCATTTAGAGCAGGAATGACTGCTAACCAAACAGTTGGGAATGCTGCTACTGTAACATATCAAACCACAGACCATAATATTGGAAATCATTTTGATACTAGTTCTAATGTAGGAAGATTTACTTGTCCAGTTGCTGGAAGGTATTTATTTGGAATTGCAATGGGTGATGGTAACAATCAAGGTGTATCTGGTATATTTGCACTTTGTAAAAATGGTTCTAGATACTATGATTTTATGGAAGGTGGTCTTCCATCTGGTGTTAGTGGTCATTATGAAAAACACGGAAGTGTTGTTGTAAATGCAGCTGCGAATGATTACTTTGATATTAGACAAATCAGTGGTGGAAATAAAGCTTTAGAAGGAACATCTGATGGTCTATCAACCAGAAATAGGTTCTGGGGTCATATGTTAGGATAAAAATATGTCAACATTAAAAGTAGATACAATCGCAACAAGAACTGGTTCTGGTAATATTACTGCAAGTAATACTATCGCTGGTACTTCTGCAACTCTGTCTGGAACACTTGGTGTTACTGGTGCATCAACATTAACTGGTAACGTAGGTGTAAATGGTGGTACTGGTGGTCAAGTTGCAGTAAATTATTCTACTGCATCAACAACTGGATTAAAATTAAATGATACAAACTCTGGAAACTTAGGTGGGTTTGTTGATTTTCGTTCTGGGTCTGGTGCTGGTACACAAAGAGCAACTATTCAAAACGCAAACAATACTGGTATTCATGTAAACGTAGGAACTGGTGGTTCAGTGTGTTTTACAAATGTTGGTTACACAGCCGCTAACGCCCTTGACGATTATGAAGAAGGCACTTTCACTCCAACATTTGGTGGTACTTCTGGTAATCCAACAGTAAGTTATTCAGTGCAATTAGGAACTTATGTAAAGATAGGTAAAATCGTACAAGTAACTGCTTCTGTTATTGCGAGTGGAACTCCTAATGGTGGTGCTGGAGATTTACAAGTTAAAGGATTACCTTTTACTGGAAAAGCTGGTATTCAACAAGCAGGGTCAGTAGGTTTTACAAATAATTTAAGCACAGCTTCTGGTACAACTCAAATGGGTTGTAATATTGAAGGTGGTGTTAGTTATATTAATGTAAATGTACACGAATATTCAGGCACAAGTAGTATGGGAAGAGCAACACCCTCTGCACTTCATAATTCATCCCCAAGAATAGTCGTTACACTTTGTTACGAAACTGATTAATAAATAACTTTATACCTCTAGTGGATTCTAGGGGCGGACAAAAGGAGAAATATAATGGCGATTACAAAAGAAACAGTACAAGACAAAATTGAAGTAGTAGGCGAGTTCAAACATATTCAAGTGAGAACTGCTACTGTTATTAAGGAAGATGGTGTAGAACTTTCAAGAAGTTTTCACCGTCATGTTGTTGCACCAGATTCAGATTCATCTGGGGAAAGTGCAGATGTAAAAGCAATGGTTGCACAGTTTCATACTGATTCAGTCAAAGCTGCATACAAAAAACATATGGAAGACTCTTCTAAGGTAGAATAAATATATCTGTTATGACAGATATTAATCATTACCTTGGTAATCCACTTTTAAAAAAGGCAAATGTCCAAGTAGAATGGACTAAAGACCAAATTCTTGAATACCAAAAGTGTATGCAAGACCCTCTTCATTTCTGCAAGAAATATATTAAGATTGTCAGTCTTGATGAGGGTCTTGTACCTTTTGACGTATATAACTTCCAAAAAGAAATGTTAGGAACGATACACAATAATCGTTTTACTATCTGTAAACTTCCCAGACAGTCTGGTAAGACAACTACAATTATATCTTATATCTTGCATTATGTTTTATTTAATGAACAGATGAGAGTAGCGATACTTGCAAACAAAGCTGCGACTGCAAGAGATATTCTTTCACGACTGCAACTTGCATATGAAAATCTACCAAAGTGGATGCAACAAGGAGTAATGTCTTGGAATAAAGGTTCTCTAGATTTAGAGAATGGTTCTCGTATTGTTGCGTCTTCTACATCATCTAGTGCAGTTCGTGGTGGTTCATACAACATGATATTCTTAGATGAGTTCGCTTTCGTACCACACAATGTCGCAGAAGACTTTTTCAGTTCTGTGTATCCTACAATTTCATCTGGTAAAAATACAAAGGTTGTTATCGTATCAACTCCAAATGGTATGAATTTATTTTATAAACTTTGGTCTGATGCAGAGAGTGGTAAAAACTCTTATAATCCCATTGAGGTTCACTGGAGTGAAATCCCAGGCAGAGATGAAAAGTGGAAACAAGAAACTATTGCAAATACATCACAAGAACAATTCAATCGTGAATTTGAGTGTGAATTTTTAGGTTCTATCAACACTCTTATCCACCCAACTAAAATTAAGTCTATGGTATTTGATGACCCAATACAAAGAAACGCTGGATTAGAACTCTACAAAAAACCAGAAAAAGGTAGAACGTATGCACTTGTAGCAGATGTTGCAAGAGGAACAGAACAAGATTATTCTGCATTTCTTGTATTTGATGTATCAGAAGTTCCTTATCGTATTGTTGCAAAATATCGTAATAATGAAATCAAACCTTTACTATTTCCAAACGTAATACATGATGTTGCAAAAGCATTTAACAACGCATATGTAATGATTGAGGTAAATGACATTGGTGAACAAGTTGCGACTGCAATGCAATATGATTTAGAGTATGATAATCTAATCATGGCTTCTATGAGAGGTCGTGCTGGTCAAATACTTGGTTCTGGTTTCTCTGGGGGTAAAGTGCAGTTGGGTGTAAGAACAACTAAAGCAGTAAAAATGCTAGGATGTTCAAATCTCAAACAACTCATAGAAACAGATAAACTTATAATAAATGATTATGACCTTATAACAGAGTTTTCTACATTTGTCAAGCACGGACAGTCATTCCAAGCAGAAGAAGGACACACAGATGACCTCGCAATGTGTTGTGTATTATTTGGATGGATGACAAACCAGACATACTTCAAAGAACTTACAAACGTAGATATTAGAGAAAGAATGTTCTTAGAACAACAAGACCAACTAGAACAAGACATGGCTCCATTTGGATTTATGGACAATGGTATTGATGACCCTATGGGTGAAAACATTGTTGATGAATATGGACAAAGATGGAGTCCAGTTGTAAGAGATTATGATAGTAGTTGGTAGAAAATAATAAATTACTACATAATATCAATAATGTCGTGTTCGTATTTAATAAAACAATTGGAACAAACTATTTTTGATTTTTCTATGAGGTCAACTACTTCTTTTCTAGATTCTTCATTAAGACCTAATCGTTTAGATTTAAAACGAATCTCTTTATCGTGGGGGTAAAATTTAAGACACGCTGTTTCTGGTTCACCACAATGATGACAAGAATACGGTGCAAGAAATTCATTTAACCAAATTATTCTTCGGTTATAGTTTTTCTTTGCAACTTCTTTGATGGTCTTTTGGTATCGTTTATAATATGACATGGTATTATTTATAGATTCAAGTGCATATAAAAACAAGTTTTTGGAAACTGAAATTTACTAAATATACACAAGAATGATTTATTTGACATAGAATAAGGAGAAAAAATATGCCTTTTCAAGTATCGCCTGG